ATGCTGGAACAAATGGGCATTGCCGCGAAGCAAGCCTCGTATAAATTAGCGCAACTCTCCAGCCGCGAAAAAAATCGCGTGCTGGAAAAAATCGCCGATGAACTGGAAGCACAAAGCGAAATCATCCTCAACGCTAACGCCCAGGATGTTGCTGACGCGCGTGCCAATGGCCTTGGCGAAGCGATGCTTGACCGTCTGGCACTGACGCCCGCACGGCTGAAAGGCATTGCCGATGATGTGCGCCAGGTGTGTAACCTCGCCGATCCGGTGGGGCAGGTAATCGATGGCAGCGTACTGGACAGCGGCCTGCGTCTTGAGCGTCGTCGCGTACCGCTGGGGGTTATTGGCGTGATTTATGAAGCGCGCCCGAACGTGACGGTTGATGTCGCTTCGCTGTGCCTGAAAACCGGTAACGCAGTGATTCTGCGTGGCGGTAAAGAAACCTGTCGCACTAACGCGGCAACGGTGGCGGTGATTCAGGACGCCCTGAAATCCTGTGGCTTACCGGTGGGTGCCGTGCAGGCGATTGATAATCCTGACCGTGCGCTGGTCAGTGAAATGCTGCGTATGGATAAATACATCGACATGCTGATCCCGCGTGGTGGCGCTGGTTTGCATAAACTGTGCCGCGAACAGTCGACGATCCCGGTGATCACTGGTGGTATAGGCGTATGCCATATTTATGTTGATGAAAGTGTAGAGATTGCTGAAGCATTAAAAGTGATCGTCAACGCGAAAACTCAGCGTCCGAGCACATGTAATACGGTAGAAACGTTGCTGGTGAATAAAAACATCGCCGATAGCTTCCTGCCCGCATTAAGCAAACAAATGGAGGAAAGCGGCGTGGCATTACACGCAGATGCAGCTGCGCTGGCGCAGTTGCAGACAGGCCCCGCGAAGGTGGTGGCTGTTAAAGCGGAAGAGTATGACGATGAGTTTCTGTCATTAGATTTGAACGTCAAAATCGTCAGTGATCTTGACGATGCCATCGCCCATATTCGTGAACACGGCACACAACACTCCGATGCGATCCTGACCCGCGATATGCGCAACGCCCAGCGTTTTGTTAACGAAGTGGATTCGTCCGCTGTTTACGTTAACGCCTCTACGCGTTTTACCGACGGCGGCCAGTTTGGACTAGGTGCGGAAGTGGCGGTAAGCACACAAAAACTCCACGCGCGTGGCCCAATGGGGCTGGAAGCACTGACCACTTACAAGTGGATCGGTATTGGTGATTACACCATTCGTGCGTAAATAAAACCGGGTGATGCAAAAGTAGCCATTTGATTCACAAGGCCATTGACGCATCGCCCGGTTAGTTTTAACCTTGTCCACCGTGATTCACGTTCGTGAACATGTCCTTTCAGGGCCGATATAGCTCAGTTGGTAGAGCAGCGCATTCGTAATGCGAAGGTCGTAGGTTCGACTCCTATTATCGGCACCATTTAAATCAATAAGTTACACATCATTAGTACCTTCCTTATTTTTTGACTGGGACGAATTTGGGACCGATGGGTTCAGGATCGAGTCTATTTGCCGTGCGTGTTCGGTAAGGTGATTAGGTGCAAGGTGAGCATATCGACGAACCATTTCGATAGACTCCCAGCCTCCCATTTCCTGTAACACTGACAACGGGACTCCGGCTTGAACCAGCCAACTTGCCCAGGTGTGTCTCAAGTCGTGAAATCTGAAATCATCAATACCAGCCCGTCTCAGCGCCGCTTTCCAGGCTGTGTTTGCGTCATACCGCATCTTCCTTACTGTTGGCGCTTTCGTTCCGTCTGGTTTGGTACAGCTTTCCTTGTACACAAATACCCAACGGTGATGATTCCCGATTTGTTTTTTCAAAACGCGACATGCAGTATCATTCAGCGCAACGCCAATTGCGCGGTTTGATTTACTCTCTTCCGGGTTTATCCATGCCACCCGGCGCTGCATGTCTATTTGTTGCCATTCAAGGTTGATGATGTTCGAGCGTCTTAAGCCTGTTGCCAGTGCAAATTCAACAACAGACTTTAATGGCTCCGGACATTCATCAATCAGCCTTTGTGCTTCATGGGGCTCCAGCCAGCGGATCCGTTTATTCTTTGGTTGAGGCACTTTAATAATTGGTGCCTTATCCAGCATTTTCCATTCACGCTCTGCGGCTCTTAGTAGGGCCTTTATAAATGAAAGATGCGTAGCCTTCGTTGCAACGGACGCTGGTTTTGGCGTGTATTCTGGAACAGGTTTCCCTTTTTTTCTGCATGCTTCTGCCCTGAGTCTCCAGTTTTCCTCATGACGCCGGTTCGTCATTTTCTGCATTGCTGAATAAATTTTTGATTCAGTAATGTCTCTTAGTTGCATTCCTGCGAAATGTTGAAGCCAGAATCCGATCCGGCTTTTGTCATCGTCCAGTGATTTTTTATGTGCTTTCTCTTCAAGCCACCTGATACACGCTTCCTCGAACGTTATATCAGGTATTTCACCAAGTTTGCTGACCCGCCATGCTTCAGCCTTTAGCTTGTCATGGAGTTCTGTCGCCTGCCTTTTGTCCTTTGTTCCAAGAGACTGTTTAAATCTTTTACCGTTCGGCAATGTGAAACTGGCGTACCATATTTCACCTCTGCGGAAGAGTGACATTTTCTTTCCTCTGTTATGCCATCACCCGCGCTCACCTGGACAGTATGCAGCGGAGACTGAAGAGCCGCAATGCAGGCTTGTCGTGTTGTGAGGTAAGGAGATTTATTCTTAGTGGGATCTTTGCGTGTTGCCTGAAGACGCCCTGTGCGTATCCAGTTAATGGCAGTCGGTCTGGATATCTTGAGAAAATGACAGGCCTCATCGAGTGTGAGGCTGTATGGCTCCATTATTTCACCTCTTGCTGTGACATTGTTGAAAAATGGATACCAGCTCGTTGCTGCCAGACGATCCAACCGAGAGTCATATCCCATGCCATGTATTCGTTATCGCCGTTTTTTGCTCTCCGACGATCTACTAAGTTACCGAAACGCTTTTCCATGAATAATTCATAAGATTCGCGTTCATCTGGTTCTACTTCCAGAGATAGGAGTGCGATTTCATAAGCACGGCGCTCAATATCGTCTCGCACGTCAAGGCTGCTGATACGCTCTTTAATTTCTTTAATCAGTTCTTTGTCGGTAAAAGTGGTCATTATGCTCCAGCCTCCGGTGCTTTTGGCATTACTGCCCAGTGAGTGATATTGACGTTTTCAAGGTCCCCGACCTGAAATGTCCACTGCCATTCTCCGGTTTCTTTTTGTCCCCAGGTGTACCAGAGAGAACGCCAGCCAATTAGCCAGCCTTCTCCGTTAGCATCGAATAACAAAACACTTTCATTTGCTGGTGGCAGTTCAGTTGACACTGGTATTACTTTGTTTTCCTGTGCTGCACATTTAGCTTCAAGCGCATCGAATTTACGCACCAGGTATTCAGCATCTGTTTCATTTACTTTCAGATCTCGCGGTACACATCTCCCACGAAGAAACCCTTCCATTTCGAAAACATTCATGCGCATTTGCGTAACTCCGATAACTCGTTAAAGCGTTCCATAAACATCCCGTAGGCATGGCCCGGTGCCAGTGGAATCACGTTGAACATCTCTGTTGCCGGGATACCTTCCAGTACAGGCCAGAAAGAGCCATCATCAAGCCCGAGATCGCGGCGTTCGGTTGCCAGCATGATGAGATCGGCATATTTCACGGGCGTACTCATAACTGGGGGTAACCCGTATTTCTCTCGGATTACGGCGTCTATTTTTTCTTCCATTTGTTTATAGTCAGGAAGAAGGCGTTTCAGTGGTGCGGGAATGTCCTGGCAATACGCTTCTGTTGCATCATGCATTAACGCTTCAAAAGCAAATTCCTGCGGCACCAACTGGCTGCAAAGAACCGCATGTTGGGCGACGCTGTAGAAGTGCGAAAGATGACCGGCAAAGCGACAGATATTTGAAAGGGAAACCGCGATATCGTTAATATCGATGTCGTCTTTATTTATCCTGTCATAATAAAAATGCTTCCCGGAAAAAGTTTTAATAAATGACATTTTGTTCTCCACGTATATGCGCTGCACCGCGCTGAATTTTGGTTAAAGAAAACCCTCGCCATCAGGCGATTATTGAGTTAATTACGTTTCCATAAATGCCCCCGCAGGGGCATTTGCAGTAATGAAATCAGGCGGTGAAAGTACCAATAAAGGTTTCTACTTTGCTGTCTTTGAATTTTTCAACAAGCAGATCACGAAATTCGTTAGCCATTTCTTCCTGTACTGCTTCCAGCTGAATAATGCGCAGAACCAGTACAGGGCGATCACCAGTGATAATGCTGAGGCGTAATTTAAACGGACGTTCTTTCAGGCCTTCAAACGGAACGCATTTAAACTCAAATGCTACTGGCATAATGTCTTTGGTTTTCGCTTCGACAGACTCCATCAGAGAGCGTTTGCCGCTGAAGTCATTGTCTTCAAAATCAGCGGTCTGGTTTGCTTCAATCGTGATTTTACGGACCGCCGCAGCCGCTTTTGTTGCCTGAATGGCGTCACCATTAGCATCAAAGCCCACAAGGTAGTCGGCCCAGTCTTCAATCCATTCTGCCAGTGACTTCTGGGAGTTACGCTCGCCGTTAACAGACAACAGGGCAGAGAACGGTGCTGTCTTTTTCAGTTTGAGAGTGGCGGTGTTATCTGCGTGACCTGGTTCATCAATAGTACCCAGGTTAAGCACACTGACGGCTCGCATATTATCAGCATCGATAAAGCAGCGGGTGCCTTCATCTGCAAGATCTTTAGAATAACGGGTAAAGTCATCGATGCTGGCAGTGGAAAGCGCACCACGGAAACGGAAGCGATTTAAATTAAATTTTTCCAGATCATGAATGCGGAAATTCTCAGGCAATGCCACAGCATCGGCACCAATCTTACTGATAATTTCATTAACACCCTGAGCAGAAATAAGGGCATGGATTTGATTAATTGCGGTTGCGTCTAAGTTCTGAGACATAATAAGTCCTCACTATATAAAGATATTCAGTGATGAGATAAATAATCAGTTAATTAAGAACGATATTAATGACCTGCTGCGCGGAGTTTTCCGTCAGGTTCACCGGCAAGAGTCAGTAATTGTCCCTGGTCTTCCTGCAGAATAGTCAGGCGACCACCGCGATTGACATACATCGGCGTTTCGGTGGTGTCTTCTTCGGAAATTTTCCCGCGGTTAGTCGGGCGAACATATGAGAGTTTGTGTTTGATTTTCACACGGTTCTCATCAAATGGTTCGATTTCCAGGTTGAGTGAGACCTTACCTTTGGTTTTCGTGTTCATCACACCGGAAGCGACTTCACTGAGAACTGCGCCGATTTTGGTTTCAAATACGCCGCCGTCCAGCTCCCCGATAAATGCCTGCACATCAGTACTGCGTTCGCTAGCCATTTTGCTGCTCCTCATCATATCGACCCTGTAAGGTCGGTTAGTTTCTCCACAAAACAGAGAAGAACACCTGCGGTGGCAGCCGCCCGGATGGATTGGGTTATGAGCCCGTCGTCCGGTGATGCTCTTCTCTGTTTTGTAAAAAGAGCGGTACCAGCCGGAAGCAAGGGTACAAACTGGTACCGCCAAAGCAGTGGCTGTTGTGGTGGGGTTGTCACTCAGGCGTATGGTCAACCTGACAATCCGGTGTCCTCAACGGGGAAAGAGTAACCCCGCCATACTTACCGCCGCGCCATTTCGCGGATTACCACAACGCTGAGAGCACTTAGCCAGTTACAGCACCACACTTTGTCGCGGCTCCATAAATGCCCTCATCGTTGCACCCTGGTCTCTTCCCAGGCGTCAAACCGAATCGCCACGCTGGTTAGGCGTCTTATCAGCATCATCATTGACTTGCACATTCCGGCTACCTGGTTTGTTTGCCCGAGCAAGGAGTGGATTGTCCCCTTTAACGTCCCCAGACCGCTAACGACGCATGTGCCATACGCCGTGTTACAACCAAATTTTGTTAGTACCTTGTTTGTTTGTCTGGAAAGAAAGATAAAATGAAGTTGCGCATTATGCAAGTGTTTTTGTTGCGAGATATGCAATTTAAAGGGTAATGAAAAGCCACCTTTGGGTGGCTAATTGATGAGGAGGGAAGGGTTAATTGTGTCGCTTAAGGGTTTGTGACTGGCTGATTAAGACCTTTCCAAAGACCATAAACCGGTGTTCATTTTCGCTGGTAATTCCCCATTCACGGTAAATCTGGTTATCAGAAATCACCAGTAGTTTGTCAGGTATCATTTGCAGTCGTTTGACATAAATTTTATCATCAAAACCAAATACATAGATACCATCTCCATCAAACTGATTGATACTGACATCAACGAAGATGAGATCTCCTGGCTCAATGGTTGGACACATACTGTCCCCACGAACGTTGATAACTTTAATGTGATTGGCTGGCCGTCCGCCAAACATCGATACAGCATTATCAGTTCTGTATTCAATGGCATGAATCACATCAATGACATCACCGCCCTGGATAAGGCCATTTCCCGCACTGGCACTGACATCCAGCATTTCAATACGGAATACATCCTTCACCTGCGCAACATCCTCACTAATACTGTTTTTACATACAGTATTACTTTTGACGTCTGAGGTAAAGAGATCTGCAATATCAACACCTAAGCTCCTGGCAATATTACTCAGGGCTTGTTCAGTGAATTGTTTCTGCTTACCTGTTTCCAGGCGTGAGATATTCGCCGCATCCACTCCTATTGCTTCAGCGAGATCGGCGATTTTCATGTTCTTCGCCTGGCGAAGTTGTCTGACTCGGTTTCCTATGTTCATGCGTTTATTACATTTCTTTATTGCGCGTTAAGCAAATCAACTTGCGCAAAATATTTGCGTGAAATAATATGCTCATCACGCAATATGTGGAGGTCATATGCAATCACCATTACGGAATGTGCGTAAGGCGCACGGATTTACTTTGCAGCATGTTGCTGCTGGCGTTCAGGTCAATCCAGCGACGCTGAGTCGTATTGAAAGACTGGAACAAATTCCATCTATCGATCTTGCAGAACGTCTGGCCAATTTTTTTAAGGGTGAAATCAGCGAAATGCAGATTCTTTATCCGGCACGTTTTCAATCTAGCCAAAACCAGAATGGGTTTAAACCACAGGAACAGGAGGTAAGCCGTGGGTAAGCATCACTGGAAAGTGGAAAAACAGCCTGAGTGGTACGTGAAAGCTGTCAGAAAAACTATCGCGGCGTTGCCGGGGGGTTACGCTGAAGCTGCTGACTGGCTGGATGTAACAGAGAACGCTTTATTCAACCGCCTTCGTGCAGATGGCGATCAGATTTTCCCGCTGGGATGGGCAATGGTTTTACAGCGCGCGGCTGGCACTCACTACATTGCGGATGCTGTCGCACAGTCTGCTGGTGGGGTGTTCGTATCGCTTCCTGAAATTGAGGAAGTAGAGAACGCCGATATAAACCAGCGCCTGCTGGAAGTCATCGAACAGATCGGGAATTACTCAAAGCAGATTCGTTCGGCAATCGAAGATGGGGTCGTGGAGCCACACGAGCAGACAGCAATTAATGATGAGTTGTATCTGTCAATTTCGAAGCTCCAGGAACATGCAGCACTGGTCTACAAAATCTTCTGCGCTCCAGAAAAGAGTGACGCCCGCGAGTGTGCAGCTCCGGGCGTCGTGGCGTTTTGTGTCTGTGGAGAAACTAACGCATGAACAGTTTAACGGCAAATAACCGTTTGTCGCAACAGCTGGTGGTCAGTGTCGCTGAACACCTGTTGTTACGGCATGAATGCAGATTACCAAATCACCTGGCTGTAAGTAACCACAGAGAACTTTACCTGACTGTGGGGGGCGAGTTGTGCAGGAACTTAACCGCTGGTTTCGTGACGGAAGAGGGCTTTATGTCCATGTTATTCGTTGGGAACCAGAAACACAGCGCGTTATCTATCTTCGCAAAGACTACCCGCATGAGTGCTTTAGTCCTTTGTGGAAATTCAGGCGTGATTTTGTTGAGTGTGAAGGACCACCAGCACATTGATTCTGCCATTCCGGGACGTTACACTGTTCAGGCACCTTATAAAACGGGTGCCGGGCGTGGAAACCCGGAATTCACCAAAGCGCACAACCGCGCTCTTGCGGTTTTTTTGTGTCATGAGCAGCATTACGCCCAAATTATGGTGGGGCGTGCAGGGCCAACTTCGGTTGGGCCGGGTTCTTTGGTGACCGGTATTTCCACCCCTGTACGTCTCACCACCAATAAGGTCGTGGAAAGCCTTGGTGGTGAGTTATTAAAAATCACCAAAGAGGCTGCCATCATGGCTACGATCCCAACCCTCACTCAACCTGAAATTGCCATCGTTGATGGTCAGGCTGTTACTTCATCCCTGGCTGTTGCCAACTTCTTCTCCAAACGTCATGACGATGTACTGAAAAAGATCCGCACGCTTGAATGCTCAGCATCATTCACTGCCCGCAATTTTTCGGTGAGTGATTACACTGATTGCACAGGTCGCAAACTTCCTTGCTACCAAATAACCCGCGACGGCTTTGCGTTTCTTGCTATGGGTTTCACGGGTAAACGTGCTGCCCAGTTCAAAGAGGCATACATCAATGCCTTTAACCAGATGGAGAAACAGCTTTCAAATCCCTCTGTACTGAGCGACGTTGCACATAACGCCAGCGTTCTCTATTCCTACATTTCATCAATTCATCAGGTCTGGCTGCAGCAGCTTTATCCTATGTTGGCAAAAGCCGAATCTCCGCTGGCTGTTAGCTTGTATGACTATATTAATGATGCTTCGGCACTGGCCTGCCTCATAAATTTGTCGCTGAACCCTTCAGAGGTAAGGGGGCGCAAATGATCCGGAATATTTTCAAACGGTTTACCAATCAGACTTTCCGTTGTCCTCGTCCGGGTCAGTGGTACACCACACCTGCAGGGCATGTTCTACGTGTTAGCCTGGTTGACCGTGAATGTCAGAAGGTGATTTGTGAACCGCTGGGCCGTAATTACCGCGTCAGTATGCCGCTTATAGCCTTTCGCTCCGGAAAAAACATGAAGCATCTCGGAGGTGCAGCATGAGTATGGAGCTGATGGTTAAAGCGATGAAAATTCGAGTGGGTAATCCATTGCGAAAACTGGTTCTGATCAAGCTGGCTGATAATGCCAGCGATCAGGGTGAGTGCTGGCCCAGCTACCAGCATATTGCTGACCAGTGCGAGATTAGCAAACGTTCTGTGATGAATCATATTGCGGCCCTTTGTGAGTCCGGGCTGGTAAAAAAAGTCACCCGGAAAGGTGAAAAAGGTAACTCAAGTAATATCTATCTCCTTCATCTGGATGGTGCAGGAGATTCACTAGGGGGTAGTGCAAATAATTCACTATCTGGTGCAGCAAATTCACCAGGTAGTGCAGGAGTTGCACCAGGGGGTAGTGCAGGAGATTCACCCAGAACCAGTCACTCTTTTGAACCAGTCAAAGAACCAGTCAATGAACCAATAGCTGTTGGTGCATCAGTTGATGAGTCCGTGCGAGTTCGTTCAAACCGACCGGAATACTCTCCGGAGTTTGAGCAGGCATGGCTGGCATATCCCAAACGTGCTGGTGGCAATTCAAAATCTGCAGCCTTCAAAGCCTGGAAAGCCCGTTTGAATGAGGGGGTAAACCCCGAAACCATGCTGGAAGGTGTGAAACGCTACGCGGGCTGGGTATCTGCGATGGGTAACAGCGGCACACAATTTGTGAAACAGGCTGTCACGTTCTTTGGTCCGGATCGTCATTTCGAAGAATTCTGGGAAGTTCCTGCGGTATCTGCAGCCAGACGCGAGGACCCGTACTTCAAAGCCAGTTACGACAACGTGGACTACAGCCAGATCCCGGCAGGATTCAGGGGGTGATCATGAGTCTTTTGAATGAAGTTCAGAAATTCATTGAAGCCCATCCGGGCTGTACTTCCGGAGACATTGCGGATGCTTTTGCAGGTTACTCACGGCAGCGCGTTCTGCAGTCAGCAAGCAAGTTACGTCAGAGTGGGCGTTTGGCTCACCGTTGTGAAGGAGATACACACAGACATTTCCCGCGCCTGACTGAGAGAGCGCAGGATCCGGAACCACAACCAGTTCGTGAAACCAGACCTGTGCGCAATTTCTATGTCGGCACTAACGATCCCCGGGTGATTTTGTGCCTGACCCGCCAGGCGGAAGAACTGGAGTCCAGGGGCTTATACCGTCGTGCTGCAACGGTGTGGATGGCGGCATTCCGTGAAAGCCACTCCCAGCCAGAACGAAACAATTTTCTGGCGCGTCGTGAACGGTGTTTACGGAAAAGCAGTAAGCGGGCTGCATCAGGTGAAGAGTGGTATCTCTCAGGGAATTACGTGGGGGCTTAATGAGTAATAAATATTGCCAGGCGCTGGTGGAACTGCGGAACAAACCAGCCCATGAACTGAAGGAAGTGGGCGATCAGTGGCGCACGCCGGACAACATTTTCTGGGGAATTAACACCCTGTTTGGCCCGTTTGTTCTGGATCTGTTCACTGACGGTGATAACGCCAAATGTGCTGCGTATTACACGGCGGAAGACAACGCGCTGGCGCATGACTGGTCAGAACGCCTTGCGGAGCTTAAAGGTGCTGCCTTTGGTAATCCCCCATACAGCCGCGCCAGTCAGCATGAGGGGCAATACATCACCGGCATGCGTTACATCATGAAGCATGCCAGTGCCATGCGTGATAAAGGCGGGCGCTATGTTTTCCTGATCAAAGCTGCCACCAGCGAAGTGTGGTGGCCGGAAGATGCAGATCATATTGCTTTTATTCGCGGGCGTATTGGTTTTGAACTGCCTGCCTGGTTTATCCCGAAGGATGAGAAGCAGGTGCCGACAGGCGCTTTCTTCGCTGGTGCTATTGCTGTTTTCGACAAGACCTGGAAGGGACCGGCAATCAGCTACATCGGGCGCGATGAACTTGAGGCATGTGGTGAGGCCTTTCTGGCGCAGGTTCGCCAGCAGGCAGAAAAACTGGTCAGGGAGATGGCGGCATGACGACGTTAACTCAATGCCAGCAGCAGGTGCTGGATATGCTGATTTCTTATCAGAAAGAACGTGGCTTCCCGCCAACCAATCAGGAGGTGGCAACCATGCTGGGATACCGTTCAGTGAATGCAGCGGTAGAGCATCTTCGCGCACTGGAGAAAAAAGGCGTCATCACGATAAAGCGTGGCGTGGCCCGGGGGATAACGCTTCATACCGCGGTGAAGGACGACGACAGCGAGGCGGTCGGGATTATCCGCGCACTGCTTGCCGGTGAGGAAAACGCAAGGCTGCGTGCAACCCACTGGTTACATGAGAGGGACCTGAAAGTATGAAGCTGATCCTGCCTTTTCCGCCCAGCGTGAACACGTATTGGCGACACCCCAACAAAGGGGCGTTTGCTGGTAAGAGCCTGATAAGCTCGGCGGGGCGAAAATTCCAGAGCGCGGCGTGCGCAGCAATAGTTGAGCAGTTACGTCGTCTGCCGAAACCAACGTCGGCACCTGCTTCAGTGGAGATCGTGTTGTTTCCTCCGGATAACCGGATCCGCGATCTGGACAACTATAACAAGGCGCTGTTTGACGCCCTGACCCATGCGGGTGTGTGGGAAGACGACAGTCAGGTGAAAAGAATGCTGGTGGAGTGGGGACCGGTTATCCCGGAAGGGAAGGTCGAGATCACTATCAGTAAGTACGAGAAACCGGCGGGTGCAGCCGCCTGATTAAGAGGAGAAACGAAGTATGAATAATCTGATGGTCATTGATGGTATTGAAGTTCGTCGTGATGCTTATGGTCGTTACAGCCTGAACGATCTGCACAGGGCTGCCGGTTCTCTGGATAAGCATAAGCCTGCATTCTGGCTCCGCAATGAGCAAACTGAACGTTTAATAAGCGAGTTGCAGATTTGCAACTCGGTCAATATAGAGCCAGTTAACGTTATTCGTGGCGGAAATAACCAGGGGACGTATGTCTGCAAAGAACTGGTGTATGCCTATGCAATGTGGATCAGCCCGTCATTCCATCTGAAGGTGATCCGTACTTTCGACATGGTAACCAGCGCACCTGAAAAATTATCCGGACAGGCTGCTGACAAGATGCAGGCTGGCGTGATTCTGCTGGACTTTATGCGCCGGGAGTTAAATCTGTCTAACTCTTCAGTGCTTGGAGCCTGTCAGAAACTTCAGGAGGCTGTTGGCTTACCGAATCTGGCACCGCGCTATGCCATTGATGCTCCTGCTGATGCACACGATGGCTCAAGTCGCCCGACACTGTCACTGAGTGCACTGCTGAAACAGTATGGTATCCGCCTGACGGCTAATCAGGCATATCACCAGATGGTGAAGCTGGGGATCGTCGAGCAGCGCGAACGATACAGCCGTACCGCGATTAACAACATCAAAAAATTCTGGTCGCTGACAGCGAAAGGCTGCATGTTCGGCAAGAACATCACCAGTCCCGCAAATCCGCGCGAGACGCAGCCGCATTTCTTCGAATCCCGATTCCCTGAGCTGTTAAAGCTGCTCGATACCGTTCATTGAGGTGACCGTGAGAGCACTACTGACCCCTGAAATTGCCCCGCGTATGGGGATCGTATTGTTCAGGCCAGGTTCAGAGCTGATGCCCCTGTTTATGCAGGGGCGTGTCCTGCTGGAGCCTGAGCCGGAACGTTACTCATCTTTCGCCAGTGGTGCCGTTCCGGCGGCATCACAACCGCTGGCGGATGATCCTGCCGTTCGGGCCGTGTTCCGCAATGAGGCAGTGATCCGTCGTGCTGGTGGCGTGGAATGTCTTGAAAGCTGGTTACTTCGTGAAAAAGGCTGCCAGTGGCCTCATTCCGACTGGCACAGCGAGAACATGACCACAATGCGACACGCTCCGGGCGCAATCCGTCTGTGCTGGCACTGCGATAACCAGCTGCGCGATCAGTTCACGGAACGGCTGGAATCAATGGCAACGGATAACTGTGCCCGCTGGGTGTTGTCTGTTGTGCGTCGGGATCTCGGTTTTGATGACAGTCACGTTGTGACAATGCCGGAACTGTGCTGGTGGTTGATTCGTAATGATCTGGCGGATGCCTTACCGGAAAGTGCAGCCCGTAAGGCACTGAGATTACCGAAGCCTGTTGTGCCATCTGTCACCCGGGAAAGTGACCTTGTGCCTTCGGTTCCTGCCACCAGCATCATCCAGGATAAAGCGAAAAAGGTGCTGGTGCTGAAAGTGGATCCGGAGTCGCCGGAGTCTTTTATGTTACGCCCCAAACGTCGCCGCTGGGTTAATGAAAAGTTCACGCGCTGGGTTAAGACGCAGCCGTGTGCATGCTGTGGAAAGCCAGCTGATGATCCGCATCACCTGATTGGCCATGGGCAGGGCGGTATGGGGACAAAATCCCACGATATTTTCACACTACCGTTGTGCCGGGAGCACCACAACGAACTTCATGCTGACCCGCTGGAGTTTGAGAAAAAGTACGGGTCCCAGGTTGAGTTAATTTTTCATTTTCTTGATCACGCCTTTGCAACTGGCGTGCTCGGGTAAAAGAGGTGACTGATGCTCATAGATTTGGTTTTACCTTACCCGCCGACGGTGAACACTTACTGGCGACGCCGTGGCAGCACATATTTTATCTCGGAGGAGGGAAAGCGTTATCGCCGGGCTGTGGCGCTTATTGTTCGCCAGCAGCGGCTGAAATTAAGCCTGTCCGGAAGGCTGGCGATAAAGGTGATTGCAGAGCCACCGGATAAGCGTCGTCGCGACCTGGACAATATCCTGAAAGCACCGCTGGATGCGCTGACGCATGCGGGAGTGTTAATGGACGATGAGCAGTTTGATGAAATCAATATCGTTCGTGGTCAGTCAGTATCTGGTGGACGTATGGGGGTGAAGATTTACCCCATAATGCATGAAGAGCAGGTCAAAAAATGAAACTGGAAGATTTACCGAAATACTACTCCCCAAAATCCCCCGGCCTGACTGATGCATCGGCCTCAACGTCGAAAGATGCGCTGAGTATCACTGATGTGATGGCCGCGCAGGGCATGACACAGAATCGGGCTGAGATGGGGTTTTCTGCGTTCCTTGGGAAAATGGGCATTAGTATGAATGACAGAGAGCGGGCAACAGAATTGCTGACAGAATATGCACTCAGTCGGTGTGATCGCGTGGCGGCGTTAAGAAAACTCCCGGCAGAAATAAAACCGGCAGTGATGCGTATTATGGCTTCGTATGCGTTTGAAGATTATGCCCGTAGCGCGGCGAGCAAAAAACAGTGCTCCTGCTGTCACGGAAAAAAATTTATTGAAAGCGAGGTTTTTACAAACAAGATCCAGTATCCGGATGGTAAGCCGCCGGTATGGGCAAAGTGTACGAAAGGTGTGTATCCGTCTTACTGGGAAGAATGGAAAAAAGTCAGGGAGGTGGTAAAAGTTGCCTGTCCGGAGTGTGGCGGAAAGGGTGAGGTTTCCACCGCCTGTAAGGATTGCCGTGGGCGTGGTGTCGCCATTCATCGTGAAGAGTCGGTAAAACGTGGTATGCCTGTTATCAGAGACTGCCAGCGTTGTGGTGGTCGTGGCTGTGAAAGACTACCATCAACGGAGGCATTTAATGCCATATGCAAAGTGACGAGTGCTATCACGCTTGATACGTGGAAAAAATCAGTGAAACGCTTTTACGATACGTTGGTGGTTCGGTTTGACATTGAAGAGGCATGGGCGGAGCGGCAGTTAAAGAGGGTAACGCGATAGTGTTGTTGATTTTTCCCGAATCTGTGGTAAATTTGCTCTAACGATGGGCGTTTTATGCCTGACGTTAGAAGATTTTTTACACCCCGCCGCCTGGCGGGTTTTTTATGACTGAAATCGCGTCAGTACAGTAAACGCGCTGGTGGCGGTAAATACCTGTCTTTCAGCTTGCTGGCTTTTTCGACAAGAGTTATTGGTGTGTCACGTTAACCGGAAAAAGGAAAAAGACATGCTAAAACAGCAGGATATGACAGAAACCGCCAGAGTGGTGTTTAATGAATTAAGCGTTACCGAACCGGCGACAGTCGGGGAGATAGCGCAGAATACTTACCTTTCACGCGAACGCTGCCAGTTAATACTGACCCAGCTGGTTATGGCGGGTCTGGCAGACTATCAGTTCGGTTGTTACAGACGCCTTCCGCAGTGAAGGCTTTTTTATTTGTGGTAAATGGGCGGCTGGTGGGTGTTAGGGGCACCCACCAGCCATCTGCTCATGCGTTGGGTTCACAAGCAAACCTCAGGCCCACTGCTTTGCGCAAAAGCAGAATGAGCCTATCAGAGACAGGCTTAATGATCCATGCTTAATACTGTAAAAATATCCAGTTGTGAGTTAATCAACGCCGACTGCCTGGAATTTATCCGGTCGTTACCCGAAAATTCTGTTGACCTGATAGTTACGGACCCGCCGTACTTTAAAGTGAAGCCTGAGGGCTGGGATAACCAGTGGAAGGGCGACGATGATTACCTGAAGTGGCTGGACCAGTGTCTGGCGCAGTTCTGGCGGGTGCTGAAACCTGCCGGAAGTCTTTACCTGTTCTGTGGTCATCGCCGGGCATCTGATATCGAAATCATGATGCGTGAACGCTTCAGTGTGCTGAACCATATTATCTGGGCGAAGCCGTCCGGACGCTGGAACGGATGCAACAAGGAAAGCCTGCGGGCGTATTTCCCCGCCACAGAGCGCATTCTGTTCGCGGAACATTATCAGGGGCCGTATCGTCCGAAAGATGCCGGGTATGCGGCGAAGGGCAGTGCACTGAAACAGCATGTGATGGCCCCGCTGATTTCTTACTTTCGTGATGCGCGCGCGGCCCTGGGGATAACGGCAAAACAGATTGCAGATGCCACAGGAAAGAAAAACATGGTGTCGCACTGGTTCAGTGCCAGTCAGTGGCAGCTACCGAACGAAAGCGATTATCTGAAATTACAGTCGCTGTTTGCCCGGGTGGCAGAAGAGAAACATCAGCGGGGAGAACTGGAAAAGTCCCATTACCAACTGGTCAGCACATACAGTGAGCTGAACCGGCAGTATACGGAACTGCTGAGTGAATATAAAAATTTGCGGAGGTATTTCGGTGTGACGGTGCAGGTGCCGTACACCGATGTGTGGACGTATAAACCGGTGCAGTACTATCCAGGGAAACATCCGTGCGAAAAACCGGCAGAAATGCTGCAGCAGATAATCAGCGCAAGTAGTCGTCCTGGTGATCTGGTTGCGGATTTTTTCATGGGGTCGGGTTCAACGGTAAAAGCGGCGATGGCACTGGGGCGTCGTGCGATTGGTGTTGAGCTGGAGACCGGACGTTTTGAGCAGACAGTCAGGGAAGTTCAGGATTTAATCGTTTGAAACGGATGAGATTGCAGAATTAATTACGCACCATTATTATTCTGCTCCCGGCCCTTTAGCTCAGTGGTGAGAGCGAGCGACTCATAATCGCCAGGTCGCTGGTTCAAATCCAGCAAGGGCCACCATATCACATACCACCATTAGCTCATCGGGATAGAGCGCCAGCCTTCGAAGCTGGTTGCGCGGGGTTCGAGTTCTCGATGGCGGTCCATTTATCGGTATTCTGCGTTGTTAGCTCAGCCGGACAGAGCAATTGCCTTCTAAGCAGCTGTGGTTGCACTCCTGTTGTTTCTGGTGGTGATGGTGGACTTCAGCAGCCGGATAATGTCGGTGCTGTCTGATGGTGTTTTGGTGGCGGGTGTGTGGTTGTTGCTTTCCCGTTGCTGAAAAAGAAAGCATCAGGCGATTAGCAGGGTATCAGTTACCCGTTGAAATTTTTAAATACCTCACAATTCCACAGCTTGATGATTGTCTGGCTGCCGGAGAATTTGTTAAAAATTACATCGCATGGTGAATCCCCCTCAGCGGCGGGGCATCTGGCAAAGTGTATGATCCAGAGAACATGCAAATTCAGTAGACAGGCTGAATTTACCGGGAGGCCCCTGGCACCATGCGACAGACAGAAATTAGGCTATACTTCAGCCCCTCTCCGGAGGGGCTTTTCTGTGCAGGATGTGTCACAGTTTCCTGAATTCTGAGTACTGTCCTGTTACTCAGGGTGCTATATTTTCTGACGTGATGAAAGTCTGCCGGAAGGCGGAACGTATCGGAAATGACCCAGTAGAGAAAACGTTGACTCAGATACCGATGCTGAGTTACCGGGAAACCGGCATCACATGACCGCTATCCTTCCAGGCTCGCTCCGGCGGGCCTTTTTACTGCAGAAAACAGTTTTCCCGTAAAATGCCACGTTGCTCATAATTCAGGCTGGCGATTATTGTCTGGCCGGCGGGAAGTTTGTTAAAAAATTTCGCATGGTGAATCCCCCTGTGCGGAGGGGTAATCAGCGAGTAGGTATATGGGATAATCGCGGATTCAGGTGCTGGTACTGAATTCACCGGGAGGCACCCGGTACCATGCAATGGCACATAGCGCCACTCTCCAGCCCCTCTCCGGAGGGGCTGTTTATATTGATTTTGTCAGATGTGAGTAAACTCCTTATGGACTTTGTTGTTTTAGTCCATAAGGACATATTTGCAGAGTGCAACGGTTATTAAAGCATTCATTCAATACGTTATCTGTATTTGTAGGGCATTCCTGGCTGTTTTTGATTAAATTCCAGAATGTTTTATTGAATGGTACTACGTTGTAAATGGTTACAGGTAGCACTTTGTTATTGAGCATGATACCTGTGTGAGTCAGTGTAAATATACTTTCAGGAGGTAAGAAAGCATCCGATTGATACCAGATTATTAATTTTACTTTACTCCATATGACTGAAAAAGATATTCCGCATGATGGCTGGATAACTGTATCAATCACAATCCACTTCATTTAGCTTCCTTGTTTATGCCTTGCTGGTGATGTTCTGAAAAGTATAAATGATATTTTTGAATATAAACCATAGAGCAGAATTATTTTTCTGATGTTGTTTATTGTTTATTTAAATGCAGGGTGGTTTATATCTCGTCTTGTAGTTTATCCATGCATATCTGCTTGATGATCAGGTTTCTATTTAAGGTATGGTTTTGTGTTTTTTCTGTGTTACATGTCTGGTATTTTAAAGAATTATTTTTCAGATGGTGGAAAGAACCATGGCATTTAAACACTATGATGTTGTCAGGGCGGCGCCGCCGTCAGATCTTGCGGAAAAGCTGACACATAAACTGAAAGAGGGCTGGCAGCCGTTTGGTAGTCCGGTGGCCATAACCCCTTATACCCTGATGCAGGCGATTGCAGCAGAAGGTGATGTGGTGGTCAGTGGTGCAACTGAGCCGGAGTGATACTACGTCATCGTACTGGCCCGGCATTCCAGGCCATAAAAGACAGTCTGGCAGTGGGACTAAATGCACTGACGCTGACGGATATTACCAAAAATGCAACGTATGGCGTTGAGATAGAAAGTCTGGTGCTGGAGATAAATGCACCGGCATCATCATAAAAAGTGAGCCAGTCAAATGGAAGGTATCGTTAAACTCACTGGTAGTGTCAGTGGGTCGTCTGAGACGCTTGCATGAGTTATCAGAGCCATCAGTAGTTAACTGGTGGCTTTTTTATTGTTGTCAGCTTCCGGATAACGGGAGACGGGGTATGGACCAGATGGAAAAAATCACAACAGGTGTGTCATACACCACGTCAGCGGTGGGAACGGGCTACTGGTTCCTGCAGTTGCTGGACAGGGTTTCCCCGTCTCAGTGGGCGGCAATAGGCGTGCTGGGGAGTCTGCTGTTTGGGCTGCTGACATATCTGACTAACCTGTATTTCAAAATCAGAGAGGACCGTCGTAAGGCTGCACGGGGAGAGTAATTCAATGACTCAAAACTATGAACTGATTGTGAAAGGGATCCGCAATTTTGAGAATAAAGTTACGGTAACTTTAGCGTTACGGGACAAAAAACGCTTTGACGGTGAAATTTTTGACCTGGACATCTCGCTGGACCGTGTTGAAGGTGCCGCGCTGGAGTTTTATGAGGCAGCAGCCAGAATGAGCATCAGACAGGTCTTCCTGGATGTTGCTGCCGGGTTATGTGAAGGGGATGAGCAGTCGCCGGAAAAGCGCCCCGTAATTTTAGAGGCGCAGAATGTGTGGATAACCTACAAAGGAAAGCTACCAGGAAGAATTACTGGTTCTCTGAAGACTCCTCCGGAATCACAACCTTAAGTCACTGACCGGAACAGATAAACCTGTCCGTGGGCAGAAACCGATAAATCCTGATAAATATCCATGAACGCAAAAATCAGATACGGCCTGTCGGCTGCCGTTCTGGCACTGATTGCCGTCGGTGCGCCCGCGCCTGATATTCTCGACCAGTTTCTGGATGAAAAAGAAGGTAACCACACAACGGCATACCGCGATGGTTCCGGCATCTGGACCATCTGTCGGGGTGCCACGATGGTGGATGGAAAACCCGTTTTTCCCGGTATGAAACTGTCGAAGGAAAAATGCGACCAGGTCAACGCCATTGAGCGTGATAAGGCGCTGGCATGGGTGGAGCGCAATATTAAAGTACCACTGACCGAACCACAAAAAGCGGGTATCGCGTCATTTTGTCCCTATAACATTGGCCCCGGTAAGTGTTTCCCGTCGACGTTTTATAAGCGGCTGAATGCTGGTGATCGTAAGGGCGCATGCGAGGCGATTCGCTGGTGGATAAAAGATGGTGGGCGCGATTGCCGCATACGTTCAAATAACTGCTATGGACAGGTTATTCGTCGTGACCAAGAAAGCGCATTAGCCTGTTGGGGAATAGATCAGTGA